AAAATTAATAATTATGAGTTTAAGTCAATTAAAATTACAAGCAACTGAAGCAGTTGCAGTAACTACCTCTAATGCTAGTGATTTAGCTACAATTCACGCACTTATATATGTAGGTGTAGGTGGAGATGTTAAAGTAGATGTATCAGGAAGTGGTACAGCAATAGTTTTTAAAAACTGTATAGCAGGAACTGTTTTACCAGTCAAAGTAGATAGAGTTTATACAACAGGTACAACTGCTACAAATTTAGTAGCACTTTACTAATATATGTTAATAGGTATAGCAAATAGTATAGGCTCAGGCTCAATAGCAACTAGAGGACCTGAATTAATTACCAATGGTAATTTTAATGAACTAGGTTCTGAGTTATTTGTTGATAGTAATTTTAGTAATGGTGTAAATGATTGGTCTATTCACCCTAGCACAGCTAGTGGAGGTTCATATGACGGATGGACAGATAATAACGCAGGAGATGGTGTAAGAAGCCTTGTTTCTCCTACAACTTCAAATAATGTTATATATCAAAATGTTTTAACATCAGGTAAATACTACAAAACACAGTGGGATTTAGAACAAGTACTTTCAAATGCCACATTTCATATAGCAAGTAGTAATAGTACAGATTATTTTGATATTACAAACGCTGACGATAGTGGTGTTTTTTTAGCAACAGATGTTTATTTAGGTTTAAGAGCAAAGCGTGTTTCGGGTTTTAGTGTTGCTACATTATTCGATTTTTCAGTAAAAGAGACAAACCCAAGTTTATCTTCACAATGGGTTTTAGGTTCAGGTTGGGTTGTTTCAGATAGATTAGTAGGCACAAATGTAACAGCAAACTTAGCACAATCTATAAGTACTTTAGAAGTAGGTGCAACTTATGAAGTTTCATTTGAAATACTTACTAGAACAAGTGGTTCAGTAAGGTTTAAAGTATCTAAGGCAAATGGTGTTTCGGCATTAAATGGCAATACAAGAAGTTCAGTTGGTGTTCATACTGAGCAATTTACAAACACAGTCACAAGGGATAGTTTTAAAATCGATGGAGTAAGTGCTTTTAATGGAACAATAGGTAATATTAGTCTTAAAAAAGTTTTATTATAATTGGCACTTAAAGATATAAATACTAGCCCAACTGGAGGGATGAAAGAAGAAGCTCGTAGAGGTCTTGAATGGAGAAAAAAATATGGTAGAGGTGGTACTCAAACTGGAGTTTCTCGTGCTAGAGATATAATTAACGGTGATTTAAGTATATCAAGTATAAAAAGAATGTTTAGTTTTTTTAGTAGACACGAAAATAATAAAGCAAAACATTACTCTGCTAAAGAAAATGATGGTGGTCCAACAGCTTGGAGAATAGCTTGGGCATTATGGGGAGGTAACGCAGGATTTAGTTGGTCGAAGAAAAAAGTTAAAGAAATAGCTAGAGAAGAAGAAAACAGAATGAAAGTAGGTACAATGATAACTGATGGTATAGAATTACCATTATATGACTCTATAAAAGAAGCTGAACTAGAAGCTCAAGAACTTGGTGGAAGTGGTTATCACGAACACACAATGGATGGAGAAACATATTATATGCCTTTTGAAAATCACGAACAAGCAAAAGAAGTGATGAGTAAGTTAAATGATAATATGTATAAAAAAGATAATGATGAAGATGAAGATGATGAAGATAGAGCTTTAACAGGTGCAGTAAAAAAGGGTTTACAAAAAAAAGCTAGTGACCATAATGAAAAAGTTTCTAAGAAAAATTTGTCTTGGAACGCTAAAGTAACAACAGCTAAACTTGGTAAAGTATTTAATAGAGGTATAGGTGCTTACAAAACTAATCCAGGTTCTGTTAGACCTAGCGTAAAATCACCTGAACAATGGGCTTATGCTAGAGTAAACTCTTTCTTATATGTTATGGAAAAGGGGAAATTTCGTTCAGGTAAACACGATACTGATTTGCTGCCAAGCAATCATCCTGTAAAGAAAAATATGAAAGATGAAAAAAGCTATATTATGGAAAATAAAGAAATAAGATTATATAGAGCAGAATACAAAGTCACAAAAGATAAAGAAAAAGATGAGAAAAGAGTTAGTGGTTATGCTGCTTTATTCGACACAGATAGTAGAGATTTAGGTTTTAGAGAGACTATATCCCCTGATGCTTTTGAAGGTCGTTTAGATGATAATGTTATATTAACTTTTAATCACGACCCTAATTTAATATTAGATAGAAATATGGGTGGTACACTCAAACTATCAACAGATGAAAAAGGTCTAAGATATGATGCTACTTTACCTAACACAACAACGGGTAATGATGTAGCAGAATTAATGAAACGAGGTTTACTTTATGAATCTTCATTTGCTTTTACAGTAGAAGAAGATGATTGGAGTAAAGATGGGGATATAACAAGAAGAGAAATAAAAAAAATTGGTCGGCTTGTTGATGTTTCTATAGTTGGTGTTGGTGCTTACGCTAATACTGATGTTGCACTTCGTTCTAAAGAAGCTTTTGAAATGGAAGCTACTATAGAAGAAACACCTCAAGTGGAAGAAGTGAAGCAAAAGGTTGAGGAATCATTTGATGATTCAAATTTAAATTTATTAAGTAACGAATTAAAATTAAAAAAACGAATATGAAAAATTCGATTGAAATTCGTCAAGAGAGAGCAGAGCTTATCGGAAAAGCTGATGCTTTGTTAAACTTGGCAAAAGACGAGACTCGTGACTTTACTGCTGACGAGCAAACTTCATACGATGGTATGATGGAAAATATTGACAAACTAGCTAAAGATATTGAGGTAGTTGAACGTCAAGAAAAATTAAACGCTGAAGTGGCTTCTAGCCCAGTTTCTCACACAATTCAAGATGTTTCTGACTCTAAAGAAGTTCGTGACTATTCTTTTATTGATGCAGTAAATGCAGCAAAATCTAATCGTGTTGAAGGTTTAGTTAAAGAAATGGACCAAGAAGCTAGAATGCAAAACCCTTCTCAACAATTTAAAGGTGTTGCTATTCCTTCTTCTGTTTTGGAATCTCGTGCGCAAAACTCAGTTCTTACTGCTACAAGTAACCCAACTGATGTACGTTCTTTTACAGACTTGATGTCTGCAGCTTCTATTTTAGTTCCTGCAGGTGCAAATTTATATTCAGGAATTAGTGCTTCTCAAAAACTACCAATCTTTGATTCTATTACAACTGGATTTATTGGTGAAAATGGTGCTGCAGCAGCTTCAGCAGGTGGGACAGTATCAAATAAAACTTTAGAGCCTCACACTCTTATTGCAGCTACTAATGTTTCTGCAGCAGCTAAAGAGTTTTTAAGGATTGACCCTTTAACTGTGGATGACTTGACTAAATACCAACAAGAAGCCACCAACTTATTAAAAGGGCTTCGCTCTACAAGAAGAACTAAAACTGGAATAAATGTAGCGCCAGCGGTGGATATTAAATCTACCGAAGAGTATTCAGTCAAAGAAATTGAAGCGCAAGACAAAAGACAAGCCCAATTAGAAGCAGATGCTTTTGAGGCTTTAACAGGAATACCACCTGGAGATTTATCATTAAGTGAGGTACGAGATATACTTGCAAGTGAGGAAACAACTGAAGAAGCTAAAAAAAGTAAAGCCGAAAAGAAAAGTAAAGTAATATTTGATGCTCTTAAAAATGCCTTCAGTGTTTATACTGCAGTCGTAGACCAACAATTAAAAACGCAAACAGATCCTTTTACTGAAGAAAAGATTGAAATAACTGCAGATCAAAAACGAATAGTAAGGGCATTTATGAACATGGATTTAAATGTCTTAACAGATAAAGAAGCACTTCAAGCTCTAGACTCTTT